CAGTTACACGGCGCAACAGTCTGGCAGAACCTGCTGCGGGAGCTACACCCCATTGGGTTTCTTTAGCAATGGCTACCGTCTTGGCTACACCTTTTGCGATAGTTGGATTACTAGGCATTTTTTATTTTTCCTTATTCAATTGAATTTAATTCTTGCAAGAATTGTTAGGTACTAAGCACCCCTGCTTCACAGAGTAGTGGTTAAACCAGCACCTCTGCTGTTGCACTAATAAGTACGGGACAAATGATTCTGTCCCCTACTGCAATTGTCCCTGAGATATGCGGGGTTTCCAGTACATGCACCAATACACCAGCTTCTGATAAAGTAGTGCTTTTCTTAAAATGCTGTCTAAGAATCTCTGCCCTAGACAATGCTTCACCCGTACCTTTATTAGTAGGGGCATTAACAAAGATTTGCATTTCAATACGTTCGCGATAATATCCAGTACCAAGTACAGGGTCGTCAGGTTGATTTACTCTGAACTGAACTCGCTGATAGATTGTCGTAGGGGGTGTAAAACTTGCAGCTTCATAAGCAGTGGGTAGTGCAGGTGTCAACAAGTTAAGATGTTTGATTAAGGCTTTTTCTGTTTTTAATACTGACATTTATATTAACCTCTATCGTAATACTGCTTAACATTGGACTTAAATGCAGATACAACAGCTTTTTCTGTTCTCTCCCCAATATTGTCACGAGCTTCTAAGTAATCATAGTTAGGGCCGATTGCACCAATACTAAATGTGTCCCCTAACTGATACAGAGCGTTAGCTTCACCTTGTACCTCGTTTTCAACCCTCGATCTTTGTTTAATAGTAGGGTCAAATACAATCTGACCTTCTACATATTGCCAAGCACCTTTGTGGAAACCTGTGGCAATATCAATACCTAGTGAATCATTACGGGCTTTGTAAATACCGTACCAGCGGTCTAGCAACGCTTCCGAAGCCTCTGCTGTATTGTCAGAAGCAGCTAATGCAACTTCACCAGCAAAACCAGCTACCATTACTTTAAGTTTTCTTTGCACTTCGTCTGAATACTGCTGCAACTCTTTAGCTACTACATCAGCGTTATTCGTAATCATGTTTAACCCTTAACGGCAATAATCTGATATAAGCACAATGCGCCCTTTGCCCAACTCTCTTTAACTGAATCAACAGTGTAAATATCAGCACCGTATATAACTTTGTCTTTAGGACTTGGTTTGAAACTAAGGTTATAATTGGCTAGATAAAACTCAGCTGCATCCTTACCAACAAGGTTGGGGTAGTTATACTGCGTAGCCTTCAAATGATTCTTAAACATTGTTACAACATGCGTAGTTTCTGTATTCACGGTAGTCAGTGTTTCTGTATCGAAAACACCTTCTGTGACTTGTACAAAGGAACTAACAAGACCGTGCCTATTAACCTGTCTTACACAGGCACTGAGGAAATTGTTCATAGCTAAACCACTTAAGCACTAAACGGGCCAACAAACGGGGGTGACTCAGATTTCTGGTATATAGGGTTAGGAATATAATTGTTATCTGTATTCGATGTATTTGATTGCATGTCGGAGATGCTAATACCACCAGCATAGATAGGGTTCTGAGTTTTACCAGTAGAATCTATGTAGCTACCAAGACCGTCGATCATAGGACTGAGGTTAGGGTTGTTAAGATACAACTTCAATGACTCCCTGTATTCAGAGGCTACTTTAGAACCCTTAATGCTGATAATGCCAACCTGAGAGTCTTCCGACTGCATTGAAAGTTTAAATAGCAAGACCCTTGCTGCATCTAAACTGGCCCTGCGTACAGAACCATTTTGTTTATTTAAAAGATATGCTATCTCATCATCGTGCAGCATCGGAATACTTGGGTCAGTATCTCCAACTTCTACTCTGATCGCATTTATTAATTCTGGACTGACACAAGCCATTCTACTTCCTTTATTCAACACCCAGATGCCTGTCTGAATAGATTATACCCATTTCAGCCATATCTCTGATAATTTTCATACGGTACTCAACTGCCACTTTAAATACAGCATCTTTATTTTCTTCTGTAAATCGGAACCTCTTTGACCTAGAAACACCACCATCCCTGTAAGAGACTATGAAAGTTCTAGAGGTTTTGTGCTCGTATACACCAACAACACCTGTATTTGACTTATTAGACTTGACAGTATTCCTAGAATTACCAGCAGGGGTCGTAAGTCGTAAATTCCCAATCCTATCGTCAGTGCAATCACCATTCACGTGATCAACTAAGAGACCGGATGGTGACAACCCATGCAGTACACACACTACGCGTGAAATATAGTACTGTTGACCATTTATACCAACAACACCTCGCTTGGAGTGGCCGTGGAAAGCCCCGGCAACATCCCCTATCAAATACTTGAATCCACCATGAGGTAGCGGGATATTCCTATTCCACCTCAACTTTGTAGGTGACAGTTCATCATAATAGACGTATTCTTCAAGGTTCGTAGGTAAAGTATTCTCTTTCTGTTTAGCTGGACTCACCTTATTTAACAGAGTACTGCGGTACTTTTCAAATAACTGTTGTTCTAACTCCAGTGCATCATTCTCGGTTAAACCGTCTTTGAATATCTCAATAACATATTCATTATGTTTTGTAAATTCTGTCCAACTTTTGTTATTTCTGAATTTTGACCAAGCTCTTTTACCGATACCCTTACCCACGTAGAACACAGTCCCGTCTAATGTCTTATGGATGTATACATAATAATCGGTTGTTACAGGATTGACACGGTGCTGTCTTAGTTTAACATTTGCTAATTTAAGTATAGTACGTATTTTATAAGTAGAGAGTTGATACTTAACTGATAGCTTGCTAACTAATGAATTTTCAAACGACTGATTATAATCGGACACGATTTCATCTGCCAACATCTTCGGGACACCTTCTGGGAGATTCTCTCTAACTTGCACTTTCGGTTTACAACAACCCCTGCACCAGCATTTCTTACCATTCTTGTTGAAGGCATTATTCGGTTGTTCAACCTTGCAACGTGTGCAAACCTTTGTAGTCCTCACCTCTGTCAATAACCCTTCTGCTGCCAGCTTCATGATCTTGGCCAGAAAGTCCCGATTCCTCCGTAATTCATTTGCTCGTTCTTTGTTAGCTTGGCGGTAGTCTTTCATCCTGTCTCTAACTTTGTCACAATTTTTAGAGCGCCACTCTTTACTGGCTAACCCTGCACATATTTTACAGTAGCTGCAATATCCTGTAGAGTTTCTCTTATTGTGAAAGAACATTTCTACTGGTAAAACTTCACCACAATGGCTGCACTTCTTCTCGAAAATCATTATCACTCCTCTGTTTAGGAAATTATTGGGTCATCCCTAGCTATGAAACAGCATAGCAGCGCTTGCAGACGTTTTCAGGATGGTAAGGCTAGACTGCAATCTAGCTGCAAGATTAAAATAGCATTATAGCATACTTTCCAAAGAGCCATTGTTGCTTTCACAACGCACTGAGGGCGACGCAGGAGGTGGGCAAAGTTAGTCTCGCTAGAGATTTTGATTTGCGTGTTATCTTCACTACGTTGTGTCCACATGTAGGCTTCCATACCCATCGTGTTGATGGTGTCGAAAGTTTCGGCAGGGCCGAAGTATTCAACGAAAGTATCTTGAGTACCCAAAGGCAAGATAAATGCTTGACCAGCAGGAATCAGTGCAGTACCGTTAGGCTTGAAACCCAAGTAACGGATATAGCGCACACCAGAGAACGTCACTTCGTCATACGCACCGGAGCGCAGGCCGTTTTGCAACGACTGAGCCAAGTTCAACTGACCTTGTGCATATTTCCATGCGTCAATAACACCAGCTTGAGCAACCATTGCGTCAAAGAACTCAGGGGAGCACAATGCAACGTGAGTAGTGGTGATTTCACCAGATAGCATATTGGTTTGGATGTGGTCAATTGCTTCGCGGGTTTTGTCACGAACCAAAGTTACACCAGTACCAGCCAAAGCGAAGTTGATGACTTTCTGCGTCACACCGAAGTCAGTGTAGAAGTTAGCAGATACAGTGCCGTTAGGGGCATACTGAGTACCAGTGGTCAGGGTGTGAACACGGGCAACTTCACCAGTGATTGCGTGAGACTTGCGGATACGCTCCATCTTACGGGCGATTGCAGCGGCTTCGGTTTCAGCGGTAT